ATAATATATAATGACTTGCATGTCAATACATATTTTGTTACAAATGGTTTAAAAGCATCAATTATTTTTAATAAAAATACATAAAAATATACAAATATATATTTCATTTATAATATTAAATATATTATTTTACTACTTAAAGACACGGGCATCTTTTTCTCTACAAAAATGTAAAGAAATATCTGGATATCTTCAAAAAAAAGTTATTTACATATGTAGGCATACTCTTTCATTTTTTCTTGGGAAAGTTTTTTGGGATTTCGAAAAATGGACAAAAAAAATGTCCAAAAATCAAAAAGGCGAAATACTTTCAGAAAAAAGGCGACCCTTGTGACCATAATTGAAATTTATGGTGTGGTTACCAAAATAATAATTTTCAAAACGTTAGCATAATTTTTTTTTATATATTTTGGAAAAGTATTTAGAAGATTTTCTAACTAGCATATATAGGCTAATGGATGCTAGTAAAAACTCTCAAAAACTCTCAAAAAAATTCTTATGTGATTATTGTGACTATAAAACATGCAGAAAATGTGATTACATAAAACATTTATCAACCGATAAACATGAAAATAACAAAAATGCTAGTAAAATGCTAGAAAATGCTAGTGATAAGTCTTCAAAAGTCTCAAGTAATCTTATATGTAATTGTGGTAAAACATATCAACATGATAGTAGTTATTATAGACACAAAAAAAAGTGTAAAATAGAAGAAAATAAAAATAATATATTTGAACTCACAAATGAAACTATTATCAATATACTAAAACAAAATAGTGAGTTTCAACAAATGCTTTTAGAACAAAATAAGACCATAATTGAATTGTCAAAGAACAATTCAATTACTAATAGTACAATACATACAAATTCACATAATAAATCTTTCAATTTACAATTTTTTTTAAATGAAACATGTAAGAACGCAATGAATATTAATGACTTTGTAAATTCTCTCCAATTACAACTTAGTGACTTAGAAAAGGTAGGTGAAGTTGGTTATATCGAAGGCATTTCTAACATTATTATAAAGAACTTGAATGCATTAGATGTAACACTAAGACCTGTTCATTGTACAGATAAAAAGAGAGAAACAATGTATATTAAACATGAAGATAAGTGGGAAAAAGAAGATGATAATAAGAGTAGATTACATAAAATGGTGAGAAGAGTTTCTAACAAAAATATAGATTTGATTTCTGATTTTAAATTATTACATCCAGAATGGAAAAAAAGTACTTCAAAAGTATCAGACCAATTTAATACAATTGTTATTGAATCAATGGGAGGTGCGGGCGATAATGATTTTGAAAAAGAAGAAAAAATCATTAAAAGGGTTGCTAAGCAAGTGCTGATTGATTCAGCGTTTAGAAAAGGTGAAATTATATATTTTGACTCCACCTTTGCAATGCCAGTACCTTCGGTCTAAATGTGGAATTTAACGTCTACGACTTCTTTTCTGCTTTTTATAAGATTTTCTTCTCTTACGTCTGCCTCCGAATGAAGCGGCATGTTTACCATAGTTAGACATACTAGGATAATAACCACCACTTTGTTTTCTGCGTCGTGTTCTTCTTCTACCACCAATTTCATTATATAGTTGACGTCTCTGATCCATAGGATTTCGTTGTCTAAATGACTGTTGCATTCCGGGTTGTCTAAATGACTGTTGCATTCCGGGTTGTCTAAATTGTGAACCTTGTACCGAATCTAATACAGAATCACATTTGTCTTTTAAAATATTTTCTATTGGTTTATTTGGATGTGCCATAGGATATAACTGCATAGCTAAAGCATTTAATGAAATCAAAATTGGAATAAGTATAGGTTGAACTGATTGAACTTTCATAGAATCTGTCATGTCATTTTCGGGACCTCCCATACCTTGTATGTTATCAAATTGTTGTTTTAATTGATTAAGTTGTTGTATTACATTAGTAAACATACCTGATCCACTTGAACCAAACATACCTGATCCACTTGAACCAAACATACCTGATCCACTTGAACCAAACATACCTTGATTTTGAGGTTGTGTTGAACCAAACATACTTCCAAATACCTCGGAGGATTGATTCATCATGCCTTGATTCATCATGCCTTGATTCATCATACCTTGATTACCCATACCTGGATTCATCATACCTGGATTCATCATACCTGGATTCATCATACCTTGATTACCCATACCTGGATTCATCATACCTTGATTCATCATACCTTGATTCATCATGCCTTGATTACCCATACCCGTACGATTATTCATACCCATACCTTGTGGCGAGATTTGACTATCAATTTGCATAAAAAATTGTATTTTGTCTTGAGGGTTTAAACTATCAGGAAGAATTAATAAGTCATTAATAGCTCCTTTAGCACTTATATACATTGCTATTGCATTTTCAGGAGTATTCGGTTGTAAACTACTTGTTTGAGTTAACTTATTTATTGTTTCTTCAATTAATTTGCTTAGTTTATTAGTACTTCCAAACATTCTTAATATATATTAATATTAGAAAATAAAACATTTTCTAAAGAGCCTTGTTTACAAATTTTTTATACAGATAAAAACCAACCAAACCGCCTAAAATTTCTGCTATAATATAAGGTACTACTTCTGATTTTTGTAATTTTCCTGCATTATATAAAGCAAATGTTACGGCAGGGTTATATGCACCACCAGAAATTTCTCCGCCAAGAAAAACTGCAATAGCTAAAGCCGCACCAATTGCCAACCAATTACCAGTCCAAAAAATAGTAAATGTAAGTAACGCGGTTCCTAAAAATTCTATTAAGTATCTCTTCATTATATTAATTATAGAAAAACAAAATATATAAAAAACAAAATATAGAAAAATTATATGTATATATTTTGTTAAAATATCTAAATAGAAGTCCAAGGGCTAACATTTGGTCGTGGTCCAAGTGCCTTAATCAAAAAATTAATATATTGTGGACCTTGTCCATGGTTCTTCATCCAAGCATAAATGCGTCCTTGTGAACCATTTTTAGTACGAGGACTACTAATAAGAATAGCTGCACCAGTTCTACCATAACTGCCAAGTCCATAGTAAGGGGTTAATGAAGGAAATGTCATATTATAATAATACTAAATATTATTTTTTTTTTCTATAATATTAATAATTTTGGCGAACAAGTGCACCCCAAGCACATACCTGTCCATTTGACAAACTATGATTTTCAATGGCACCCTTCTTTTTTGGTGCTACACATCCTCCTGAACGCGCTCTTCTTAAAGTACTTCTAGTTCCACTAGGATAATAACTTTTAGTTCCAGTAGGAACACTATTAGGCAGATTCACTTTATATGCAGTTTGACCGACTGCATTACTCTTTCTAATATTGACATAGAGAGAAGAATCAATTGGTGCAATATAATTCATGTGAGATGATGTAGCAACCTGTCTCTGTGTTGAAGAAATAAAATGGCCAAGCGGATCCGATAGTTTTCCTAAACGTATCTGTTCTGCTAAAGCTTTTTTATTAACACTTGTTCTTAAGTATTGGTGGCGGGCATTTGTATTCATTTCTGCATAAACGGGAGCTTGTTGAGGATAAAATTGTGGTGGAGTAGGTCTGAGTCCAGTAAGAATACCATAACTATGATAAGGGATTTGTGATGGAGTCTGACTTGTGCTTAAGGGTCCTGTAATAGGTGCATTTACATAATTATTATAAGACATTGAACCAATGTTTCGCGATACGGCATATGGTGTTGTCATTTAATATATATTATGAAAATATATTAAAGTTTTTAACACCATTTACTAATGTTATATATTTTTCAATAATAATTTATTTTATAAGGATTATAATGTGGAGGAGGTGGACGATAACCATAGCGCGGATGTGTTACATAAACTGGTTTTGTTACCACGACTTTTTTTGTAGTGGTAGTAGTTTTGGGCGTCATTCTACTATAAAAATAGCTGACTAAAATTAAAATACCAATTGCAATAGCAAATATGTATAACTTATCCATTATAATATAATAATATAATATAATATAATCATGCAAAAAGAGAATCATACATTTTTCTAAATAACCCCTTTTGAGGTGTTTCTTCTTTAGGTGCAAAATTTGAAAACTGAATAGTACTTTCAATTGTATATAAAATAGCGATTTTCATATATAAATATGTATTTATTCTAAAATATAATCACTATTAAAATCAATACGGTTTGAATTATTATTAGATTGATAACAAAAATCAAAATTAGAATGATAACAAAAATCAAATAAATTTATACAAAATTCTTTATCATGTTGTTTATTTTCTATTTCTGTATCTACAAGTATTCCATTATAATAAGATTTATTTAACACGTCTTTGTTATCGCGAATTTTTTTTTTATTTTTATTAGTAAAACATTTGAAAATATTAAACATTTTATATATTATTAAATAATATATAAATTATTTTCTAACGTTTTTTCTAAAAGATGGAAAATCACAGAAAGCAAATAACATTACAAAAAACAGATTTTAATCATTATTTAATTTGTCAATTACCTTGTATATTCAAGTGTAGCAATAGTAGATGTAAAAAGAATAATAATATACTTGTTGAAAAGCATATTATAAGTCAAAATTGTTTGTTCTGTGGTATGCCTAATTACATAAAACAAAAAATATAATACTAATTTACCTCTTCTGGTGTGGATTTTCCAGATTGCGAACTGATTCCCCAATACCTAGCATATGGGGCTGCAATAACGCCTTCATAAGAATAAGGACATCTGTTTGCGCAGGGATTGCATGGTTTTTGTAAAAATTTAAAACCAGGAATATTTTTTTCTAAAATATTATAATTTTCCTCATCTATTTGAAGACTATTTATATATGGAACAAATCTTTTTTTCCCATCTTTGCTCCAACCACAATTAAATTTACCTTTATCTGGTAAATCAATACTTTTAAATGTTTTTGTAATAAATTTACTTTGACCTACCATATCATTTTCTGTAACCATATTATTAACTTCTCCAGCAGTAAAAATAGAAAATAATGATGAAGATACAGGATTCGAAAGAAAAGGATTAAATATTTTACCAGAAAACATATCTATGTGTTCATTATATAATTTTTCTTTTTCTTTTTCTTTATCTTCTTCTTTAATATTTTCATTACTGTTAACAGTATTGTCAATATATTTTTTTAAATTCCCTTTAACATAATTATTTAACGGCCACTCACCGGTTTCAATATATATTTTTGCTTCTTCTTCTGAACCATATTCTTCCCATCTTGAAATTGTATATTCTACAGATTTATCATCCCATGTCGGACCTTTTATTTCTTTAATTTTTTCTTTCATTTTTCCCCTTGTTTCATCAGACCATTTATTAAATTCGGGTAAAATTTTGAAATATTTAAATTGATCTTCTTTTATTTCCGTATTTTTAGTTTCAGTATTTTTAGTTTCAGTATTTTTAGATGTTATACCCAATAAATCAAAGTTTTCTATATTTGAATTTGAAATAATTACAAGAGTAATTATTGATAATATAAGTAATAAAATAAATATCATATAATTATTATTTATTTTAATTTAAAATATAAATAATTTTGGCTCCACCTTTTTCTAAAAGTTTCTAGTATCTGCGAATAGCACGTTGAGCAGATTGACTTGACTTGTTTTCATCACCTCCATAAGAGAGATCATTATAGTTCTTGTTTATTGCTTTCTGTTTCAAATAAGTAACATAATCTGAGCTATCGTAAACCCATTTTACATTGCAAGTAGCAGATGGTACACTAGAGTTTAATTGTAAAGTATTATAAGCAGCAGAGGGTGTACAAGAAATGGAAGTAGCGCCAAAACGAACCTTTAAACCTCTTAATCCAGGTCGGCTTTGATAAGTCTGACAACTTCCACCACATGAAAAATTTTCTCTGCTCAAAAGATCCCCGGCATTATTTACTGCGCGAAAAGGTGTAGTAATAGTGCGTTTTGGTAATTTAGCAGCACGTAACTGGCTAGGATAAGTAGTATTCCAAGCATTCTTCAATGTAAAACGGATTTGCTCAAATTCAGGATATCGTTTATCGACATTTTGAGTATTTTGGGGCATATATCCTCTGATAGCTCCTCCTGGGCTTTTAGGACTTCGTGCGAGATAAGTAAAAGCTACATTAGATCCATTAATTGCGCTAGAATATCCTATAGATGTCATTTATATAATAGTATACTAAAAAAAATCCACCTTTTCCACCTTTAGGAAAGGTGTAAAATCTAGATTTAGAGAAAGAATTTCCTTTTCTAAATCTAGATTTTACACGTTTTCTAAATGTAGATTTTGACTCCACCTTTCCTAAAAGTGGAATAAAAAATATATTATATTATATATGTTCAATTTTACATTACTTTTAAGTGCAATTCTTTTTGTAATCATTGATTCAGTTTATTTAAATTTTATGAAAGATTATTTTCAAAAACAAGTGATAAAGGTTCAAGGATCACCAATAAAAATGAATTTTTTAGGAGCTGCATTATGTTATGTATTTTTAATCGCTGGTCTTAATTATTTTATTATTAAACCTAAAAAGAGTCTTCAAGATGCGTTCTTATTAGGTATTGTTATTTATGGTGTTTACGAAACTACAAATTATGCTATATTTAAAAATTGGTCCATTGTCTCTGTTATCATTGATACATTATGGGGTGGCATATTGTTTGCTTTAACTACATATATTATTAGCCTTATCCGATAAACTTTAAGATTTGTGTAAAAGTTTATATATTTTTATATATTATAATGAGTTTAGATGAATTAGTAGACATTTCTAAAACAGATAAAAATACTACACATTCTTATTTACCTCTATATCAAGTATTATTACAGAGAAAAAAAGAAACCGCTAGAAATGTTTTAGAAATAGGTATAGGAGACTTTGGTGAAAAAAATGGTGGTAGTATAAAATTATGGAGAGATTTTTTTACAAATGCAATTATCTATGGTTTAGATATACTTCCAATTGAAAATGTTTTAGATGAATTAATAATTGATAATAGAGTTGTTTTATATACATCAATAGATGCGTATGATTGTAATTTTTTTGTTAATAATTTTTTAACTAAAAATATTAAATTTGATTTCATGTTAGATGATGGACCGCATACTTTGGAAAGTATGCTATTATTTATAAACATGTATTCACAAATAATGGCGGATGATGGTATATTAATAATTGAAGATGTTCAGTGTTGGGAATGGATTGAAATTTTAAAAAATCAAGTTCCTGAACACTTGAAACAATATATTAAAGTATATGATTTAAGAGAGGTAAAATGTCGTTATGATGATATTGTTTTTACAATAGATAAATCTAATTTTTAAAAATCCACTTTTAAAAAAGTGGAGCAAAAATAGAGACTAGTTTGGCTCCACCTTTTTTAAAGGTGGTACAAAAATAGAGAAAAATAGAGACTAGTTTGGCTCCACCTTTTTTAAAGGTGGTAGTTAATTAAATAAGGTGTAAGATATAAAGAAACAATGAAAATAATTAAATTAGTATTCAAATTATAGGATGCAAAATGTGAACTTAGTAAGCAAGCAATAATAATCATACAACTATCCGATGTAATAGCACCTAGTTGTACTTCTTTTGCATAATCTTTGAAAAAATCAAGCATAGCATTATAACCTCGTGGTACACTTGAGAAAAATAAATAAAATAATATATCATGAATAATTTGAATAAAAACTGCTAGTCCAATAAACTTCCATAGAGAGAAAGAATTAAATAAATAATAATAAAAATAACGCGTTAACAAAATACCTATAAAAATAATGAGAACATCGGCAATAACCGCACTTAACTGATATTTTGTATACCATTTTTCTAAATACTTTGATTTAATAATGATATTATTGTAAAGAAGTATCATAAAAAATAAATCTACGATAAGACAACCATTTAAAATGGGTAAATAGTCAGATACTTTATTGAAGTTTGAAATGTTTTCCATTATAAATATAAATGTTTTATTTTTTTTCTAAATTATTTTTTTCTACTTCAATTTTAATATTTTGTTTTTTTAATTCTATTTTTGTTACTGCATATTGCCCACAAGGACCACAATGATCTTCATTAGACAAGTCTACTTTATGGTTTATTCTTGTATTACATTTTTCAATACCCCATCTACCGAGAGGTTTTTTAACTTCTTTTGGCATTAGCTTTATTAGAATTTTCGTTATGAATTTCATAATACGATAAATATATATTTATCTTTAATTCGTTTTATTATTATTTATTATTATATAAAAGTGTGAAATGATAAAAGAGTTAATAAAATTCTTTAACATCTTTTTCATATAATATAGTATTATTCTGTAATAATTCTGAAAAATAAATAAGTTTCGTCATACTTGAAGTTAAAAGATGTTTCGCTTCTTGGTAAGCCTCTTTCACTAACTCAAGAGATTCTTTATCCATTTTATATTTTGTACTTTGTGAATATTTACTTCCCATTGCAAGACTTCTTCCTAAAAATGGATTAGAATCATCACTAACATCTTCATTATAAAATACTTCTAATTCATTTCCCATACCAAAATTGCCAATCATTCTTTTAGCCAAATTATTTGCCTGATTTAAATCCTGAATAGCACCTACAGAAACAAAATCATTTCCATAATAAATACTCTCTGCAGCTTTTCCACCCATCATTACAATTAAACGTTTTTTGAATAAATCTTTTGTGTATAGTCCACCTTCTTTTATCTCTGGTTTTTCCGTAAAAATAGTATAACCTCCTGCTCCATTGTATGTAGGTTGAATAGAAACTTTTCTAAAATCAAAATATTCATTAAAATGTAATGCAAGTAAAGCATGACCGGCTTCATGTAGAGATACTCTTAATTTAGTAGATGGACTAGTAGTAGCGTTTCTTTTAATAATACCCACAATAGATTTTTCAAATGCCTCAAACATATATTTTTCTTGAATAGTTGTATAGTTATATCTAGCAGATATAATAGCAGCTTCATTAATAAGATTTTTTAACTGTGCTCCAGAAAATCCATCTGCTAATTCTGAAATCATTTCAATATCAAATTTTTTTTCTAAATTTTTATCTTGTAAATAATAAGATAAAATTTTCTCTCTAGAAGATTTATCGGGTAATGGTACTTTAATAATTCTATCAAATCTTCCAGGGCGAAGTAAAGCTTGATCCAAAACATCCTTACGATTGGTTGCAGCAATTACTAAAATGTCTTCATTATTATTAAATCCGTCCATTTCGTATAATAGTTGATTAAGAGTCTGTTCACGTTCATCATTTGCCATATTAATACCAGCACCTCTTTGTCTTCCTACAGCATCAATTTCGTCAATAAATATAATAGATGGTCTTTGTTCTCTTGCATTTTTAAATAAATCACGAACTCTAGAAGCACCCATACCTACAAATAATTCTACAAATTCTGAAGCAGCAATACTAATAAATGTTGCATTTGTTTCAGTTGCAATAGCCTTTGCTAAAAGTGTTTTTCCTGTACCTGGTGGTCCTTCTAGTAAAACCCCTCTAGGCATTTCAGCTCCAATTTCCTTAAACTTATCTTTATTTTTAATATATGTAATAACTTCAACACATTCTTCTAATACTTCTGGACTACCAGCCCAGCTAGAAAGAGTAACATTTGGTTTTTTAAACTCATCTTTAGATTTATCCATAAAATTAAACATACCATTTGGCATTCTATTTGGCATTCTATTTGGCATTCCATTTGGCATACCATTTCTCATCATATTTTGTGACGATAAAAAAGAAATAATATTAATTAAAAAAAATAAAGGTATGATTAAATTTATAATAGAACCTACTGTATTAAATATACCAAATACATTTTGAATATTAAAGATATTTTGTGCATCAAAATCCGTAAAATAAATAGGAATATGCGCAGTTGATGTTTTATCTATTAAATTTGGTAATATTATAGGATTAACATTTGTAATATGATAATGATCAAATAAAATATCATTTTTAGGTAGATTATCGACAGTAATAATTTGTTTATAATCATTATTAACAAAAATTTTTTCTATTTTATTATCTAATACATTTTGCATAATATTATTATAATTATCTTTAGTTAATAAATTTCTGTATTTATAAATAATATCATATTCTGATAGATAATCTAAATTATTTATCATTTTTAAATTATTATTCTTACGTTGTACATGTGGTAAAAAAGCGTGTGTAGAAGTTGTACAAAAAAGAGATATGATTATTGGATATAAAATCATCTTGTAAAATATTATTACAAATTGTTTTTATATTTTTATAAAATTATATTATTATTATATAATATATAATATATAATAATAATTTAAATATTATAT